GGAGATGACTCGCCGATGAATCGGCTGATACTGACTGTGCTCTCTGCGGTGTATGAGTGCGAGTTGGGGCATATCAGGGAGCGGCAGAGGGAGGGCGTGGCGCTGGCGAAGAAGGCCGGGCGTTATCGTGGAAGATTGCCGGCAATCCGCACCGGGAATGGGAAAGCGGCGGAACTGGCCAAACTGATCGAGGAGAAAGTGCCAGTGGCGGAGATCGCGCGACGGCTGAACGTTTCGAGACAGACGGTGTACTCGAATATGGCGGCGGCAAAACAGGCAGTAGGGCAGGCGGTGGCAGCGTGAACGAACAATTGCAACCAACCTACCAGATCCGCCCGAGCCGATACGCCAAGGGAAAGCTGGCCGTACGCTGCATCCCAGACGGGACAGGATGGAAGACCCTGGCAGCTCTGATTATCAGTCAAATGCCAGGAGCCACGTACTCCAACCGGGAGAAGTCGTACCTGTGCTCAACTCGAACGGCGGCCGAGTTCGTCGTGGAAATGACTCGAATCGAGGCACAGCGGTTGGTAGACGAGGCGCACGCAGCGGGGCGGGCGGTAGACCACATCGACGGCGACCTCAGCAACAACGACTTGGCCAACTTGCGTGTGGTTACGTTGATGGGAGATCGTAGATGAGCCACACCATCGATTCGGACGTCCGTGACCGCTGTCACCTGCTTCGCGCGTTGTTCTGGTTCACGCTGGCGGTGGTGCTGGGGATGGTGGCGCTGGTGCTGGGGTAGGACACGGGCTGGCACGGGCCCCGAGTAAAGAACGAGCAGGCATACATCCACAAGGCAGTCAACAAACAGTCAAAGGAGACACGAAATGATCATCACACTACTCGCACTCGTCGGCGCAGCATCACTAATTCTCAGTTTGTTCACCATCGCACTACTGGCGGCCGTCTCGATTCGTGAGGCTCTGCGTGATCGCAAGGCGCGTCGGGATGAGCACGAGCGGCGTTGCCGCGCTTATGACCGCCTTCGTCGCGACATCATGCACGCGGGGCCTCCCGCAGGCACCTGGTTTCCCGAGGCCAAGCATCCGCTCGACAGCGAGAGGTATAACTTGGCAATCGGCGCTCCTGTGTTCGACGAGCCCGAGAAACCGTTCTCGATCAACGACATCCGGAAGATGAACTAACCCACAGCACAACCGGCGACGGAGCGGTCGCAGAGACCGGAAAGAGAGATTTATGAAGAACCCACCGGAAGACGCTGCTGCATTTGCGAAGTGGCTGAACGATCAGGAAGCTTGCAGAGAGGCTTTGAAATGGCAGCGCGGCAGGACACTGCGCGAAACTTGGGACAGTTGCGAACGTGGCGATTGGCTTGAATGGTTGCTCTCCGAATGCAACTATCAATGGGCGGCTCCGGCGTCGGCCGAATACGACCGCGTGACGGCTCCGGCGTCGGCCAAATACCAGCGCGTGACGGCTGCGGCGTGGGCTGAGTACCAGCGCGTTACGGCTCCAGCGTTGGCCGAATACCAGCGCGTGACGGCTCCGGCGTTGGCCGAATACGACCGCGTGACGGCTGCGGCGTCGGCCGAATACGACCGCGTGACGGCTGCGGCGATGGCCGAATACGACCGCGTGACGGCTCCGGCGTGGGCCGAATACGAGCGCGTGACGGCTCCGGCGTTGGCCAAATACCAGCGCGTGACGGCTGCGACTATCCGAAAAATCATCCACTACCCCTTCAAATAACTGGGAGTGCAAGAAGCTCAGAAAGAGGCACAGCATGACGCCCGTGTACGACTGGCTAGAAGATCATCGCGACGGAATCATTCCGTTGTTCGCATTCGTGGTACTACTCGCTGGCGCGTGGGCGCTGACAAACTGAGGGGGAGTGAGATGGCAGACGCAAAGTTGAAGCCGTGCTGGTGCGGTGGCAAGGCCGTTCTCAAACATGAGCAAGTCGCAGAAGACTGCATGATGAGCTGGGTTCAGTGTCGCAAGTGCGGCGCGAGATCGGCTGAGTACAAATCACCGATGGGGTCTGACGATCCGGTTGCATGGTGAAACACACGCCCGCTCGAAGACGAGATGCTCGCGGCGCTGAATAAACTCAGCAACAGCGCGTGCGATGGACGAGATATACCGGAATAGCTTCGGGAACATCTCGTGGATATTCACGCAGCCATCGCGCACGCCGAGGGACGCCAATGAGCGACCTAGTCTTCATCCTCTCGGTACTCGTGATCCTGGTCAGCTCCGCAGGCGCTGGAGGGACGGGAAACTCTGCTTCACATTAAACCACGCAAACTATTGAAAATAAACGCAATCAATCACCATGCGCGGGAGAGGCGAAATCTCATTCCAAGGGCCACTGAGAATTAACTCTTTTACTTAGAACAAATTACATCTTTAGAATCAGCAATTTACTTTAGATTCTCTTTATTCTTAGAGAAGAGATTATATCAAAATATATAGAAGAACTTTACACAATTGTACTTTGTAATACACTGTAATACATTGTATACATTATACAAAAGCTGTGCACCTGTTTTTCCTCCAGCAATTCGAACAAAAACGGGGTTTACTTAGAACTTTTCGCATGTCTTTGATTCTAAAGAACAAACTACCTAGAATCGACCCAGAATCTACCCCGAATGATTCTAGGTCTTACTCCGAATCCGAGTCACCCCAGCCTGCATTTTCTTTTTTATTTGACCTCCTGTTACTGATCATGTACGTTTGTGTATGCCTGTGTATGACACAGAAGAGAGGTGACTTTGGCAGACATTTATGAAATTTGCAAAGGGATACCTGTAGGCCGGACCGCCGGCTTGTGCGCGACCCTTCGCAAGATGGAATGCGGGGACAGCATCGTAATACCGCTCGAACAACACGCGAGCGTTCATACATGTGCGCGGCGCGTCGGCGCCAAGGTGAAGACTCGCAACACCGGCGAGGGCACCGTAATGGTCTGGCGGGTCGACGGTGTTGCACAACCTGCAGTCAAGAGTATTTTTGAATGAGACATTCATTGCGAGGGCAGGAAGCACAGTCCCAGTCTCTGCGTCAACCTCTGCTGTGTCCTCAATATGTGTTGGGCGTCGACCCCGGAATCGGAGGCGCCCTAGCGTTGCTCGACTTTGAGACTAAAGCTGTAAAAGCTGTATTCGATATGCCTGTCACTGACGGCAAGGTTGATCCGGCGAAACTGGCGGGGATCATCGAGATGTGCAAGATCCAAGGATCGATTCGTGCTGCGGTCGAGCTGGTCTCTTCGATGCCGCGGCAGGCTGGTGCATTTAATTTCGGTGTTTCCGCCGGCGTGGTCCATGGAGTCCTTGGCGCCTTGGGCCTGCTTTTTACCTTGGTGCCCCCAAGCGTTTGGAAAAACGCGATGGGCCTGCATAGGATACTAGGAGAGACCCAGGCAGATGTCAAGTCGCGGGCCAGAGAAGTGGCAACCAAGCTATGGCCGGAGCGTGTGGCGGATTTCAAGCGGATCAAAGACGACGGCCGCGCTGAGGCGTGCCTGATTGCTAGGTATTTTGCGAACAAAACGGAGGGAAAGATATGAAATCGGAATTATTTGAAGTTTACTCAGCCTCGATTGATGAAGTTCCGGATTTGGTCACGCGCGACGATCTGCACGAGATACTAATGGGCGACATGGCAGTTAAGAAAGCCAAGCGCCTAAATGAGGCTCTTTCATGACTCTCACCGCCGACTTCCGCCCTGAACTTGCAGCGCCGTTCCTTTTTCAGATTGATGACGCGAAATGGCTGACTTCCAAGACTTCAGCCTTTCTGGCCAATGAGATGAGAGTCGGGAAAACTCCAAGTGTGATTCGAGCAATCGATATGCTTGGCTTGAAGAATTGCCTGATTGTTTGTCCCGCGAGTGTGCGGGCCAACTGGGCCAGGGAGATCCAGAGGTTCTCGCCTTTAGATCGGCCGACACAGGTGGTCTTTCCAGGAATGAGGCCGAACACTTCTAACATAGTTATCGTCAGCTACGATACGCTTGTGACTTACAAAGACCTTCTTAGATCAGTCCGATGGGACTTGGTAGTTGGGGATGAGATCCATCTATGCAAGGAGCGCACGGCAAAGCGCACTCGCGCTTTCTATGGCCATGGAAAGCATTCTCCTGGTATCATCGCGAGCGCCGATCGTTGTTGGCGTCTCAGCGGGTCGCCTTGCCCGAATAATGCGTCCGAACTCTGGACCCACCTCCACTCTGCTGGCCTGGCGCCGGAAAGTTATTGGGACTTTACGTTTCATTTTTGTTCTGGGTTTGACACGAATTGGGGATTCCAAATTTCCGGAAACAAAAACATTGAAGAGTTGAAAGCCCGGCTCTCTGGGTTCATGCGCAGGCGCACTCTTGCGGAAGTTATGCCCGACCTGCCTCCTGTCACTTTCGAGATCGTCACCGTGCCGCGGTCGGACGTCGCTTTGGACCCGTCCTTCATCCCCTTACTGCCGAAGCTCGCTCAAGAGGACAAGGACTTGCAGGCGGCTCTGGCCGCTCTCGCACCAGATAAGCAGGTCAGCATGATCGAGCGTACCGCGAGCAGCTTAACAACTTTAAGGCGCTTCACTCTGATGATGAAGCTGCCGTCAATCGGCGATCAACTTGAAGCTGATCTGGAAAGCGGCGAAATCGACAAGATCGTGATTTTCTGCGTGTTCAAAATAGGTGTCACCTGGATGGCCGAGCGCTTGAAAAAGTTCGGTGTGGTAACCCTCAACGGTGAAACACCCGCGAAGAAGCGCCAGGAAAATATCGACGCCTTCAAGCGCCAAAAAGACACGCGCGTGTTTGTTGGAAATTTGATCGCCGCCGGTGTGGGCATCGATCTTACTCCGTGCACTGAATGCGCTCTCCTTGAATGCTCTTTCGTTCCTGGGGATAACGCTCAGGCGATCAAACGATTGCAGGGAGTCAATCAGAAATCCCTCGTCCGTGTCAGGGTGTTTTCGTTGTTCAAATCCTCGGATGAAAGGGTCTCCGAGGCACTTATGCGCAAGGTCAAGGAGCTTGCAAAAATCTTCTGAAAATTTTCTTCTTGACGCCGCAACATACGTGATCTACAGTGAACTGGAATCTTCACAACGAACAAATTCGAAAGGTAAAAATGAACATCAGTTTCGACACCGACTATATGAATCTGGCGGAAGTTCAGGGAATTGTTGCCCTCTTGTCTTCCTTGTTTCCAAATTCTCAACTGGTCAGCTTCAATCCACAACAAGCCTTACCTTCCACGGGATCTGACATTCCTGTGATGGCAGTCACTTCAGTTGGATCTTCCGTTGTGACAGCTGTCACTGAAGTCTCTCCTAACACCGCTCCTGCCGTTCCCTCTGCCGGACCGGTCCCCGACCCTCCTAAGCGCACTCGGCGTACCAAGGCGGAGATTGCGGCTGACGAAGCGCAAGCGCGAGCCGCGGCTGCTCTTGCCTCCGGATCTCCAGTCGCTCAACCTGCCGTCCAGGCTCAACCTGCCGTCCAGGCTCAACCCGCCGTCCAAACTCAACCTGCCGTCCAGGCTCAACCCGCCGTCCAGGCTCAACCCGCCGTCCAAACTCAACCTGCCGTCCAGGCTCAACCCGCCGTCCAGGCCGTTGCTGACGCTCTTGCCGCCAAGCCGATTTCCGCGGAGGATCTGCGATCCCTGCTCAACGGTTACATCGCCAAGCATTCGATGGAAGAGGCGATCAATCAGCTCAAGACCTTCGGTTGCAATCGTGTCACCGAGGCGCTTGCTTTGGAACCTCTCAAACTGAACGCTCTCGCTGAGGCCCTCCGTGGATAGCGCGGCCGGTCTCGCTCTAGTCCGTCCAAGCGCTCACTCCAAACTCCCTCCTTCCGGGGCGGAGCGTTGGATGACCTGCCCTGGCTCGGTCGTTCTGAGTGCCGGGATGCCGCAGGATGAGTCTGAGTATGCGGCGGAAGGCACCCGTGCGCATGCCTTCGCCGAGCGATGGCTCATTATGCACTTCGCGCAACATGGGGGGAAACCCTCCCCCGCTAATGCCGAAGAACAGGAGATGGAGAAGCACGTCAAGGTTTATATCGACGAATGCCTCGGTCTTGCGATTCGGGATTCCAAAGTCTTCATCGAGAAGAAAGTCGCGGTCAATGAGGATGTTTACGGGACTGCGGATTTTGTTGTTTGGCATCCGGAGACAGCTACGCTTTACATCCGGGATTTCAAATATGGCGCCGGTGTGCCGGTCAATGTGGAGCGGAATGTCCAACTCCATATTTACGCTTTGGCGGCATTGATGACCATGAAGCTGCCGGCGCGAGTGGTCAACATCGGTATCGTCCAACCACGTTATGACCATCCCGATGGCCTGGTGCGTAGCGTTGACTTCGATGCGGCTGAACTCCTGGACTTGCACGCGGATGTCTTGGAAGCCGTCGAGCGCGTCGCCTTGGCGGAGCTGGCTAAAGGGTCGAAAGATTGGGAGGGAAATTTTCTCAAGCCCTCAGAGAAAGGATGTCGCTGGTGCCTAGCCGCTCCCAAGTGTCCCGCGCTTAAAAGCAGGGCGCAGTCTTTGGCCAAACAGGTCTTTGCCCCCGGTCTTCCTTATGATCCCATGTCCTTGGCGAGGACCCTTGACTTCCTTCCGATCTTGGAAGGCTGGATCAAGAATACCCGCGAATTCGCTTACAGCGAGGCTGAGAAGGGAACGGAGATTCCCGACTACAAACTGGTCGAGAAGCAGGCCGTCCGTAAGTGGAAAGAGGGACTTCCGGACATAGGTTACGCTTTGGCGAAGCATCTCGGATGCAAAGAGGAATTGCTCTACAAGCCGAAAGAACTGATCGGCATCACCGATGCTGTGAAACTGGCGCCGGGCAAAAACGCCAAGGAACGGGATGCTATGCTCGAACCGTTTGTCAAAAAAGAGTCGAGCGGTCACACTCTGGTTCACGTGAGCGATAAGCGCGATCCGATTCGGATCGATGCGAAAGCTGCGTTCTCTGGTGCCGAGACTCCGGCAATTGCGGCCGGAGTCGGTATTCTCGATTGACAATCTCGTAAGGCCTGAGCATTTGCGCTCTCTAGCCGATAACCGACACTGACAACTGCCAACAAAAACTCACAAAGGAGAGTAGTTCAAAATGGTCGACAACGTTATCACGCCCGAATTCCGCGCGGCTTTCATCAGCGTCTTCAAGGCAACAAGCATGAAGAACGCGGATGGCACCGTCAACAAAGCGAAGTACTCTATCCGCGCCGCGTTTCCGCCGACGGCCAAGCTGGATGCGCTCAAAAAGCAAGCTAAAACCGCCGCTCAAGAGAAGTGGGGAGACAAGATTCCGAAGACCCTACGTTCCCCCTTCCGCACCAACGATGAACTGGAGAATCCGGTTGTCGGCATTGGAGACGATTGGATTATCATGAGCTTCTCCGCTAACGAAGACCGCCGGCCCGGCATCGTCGATGCTAAGCTGCAGGACATCATCGACGACAGCGATGTGTACTCGGGCGCCTGGTATCGTGCCCAGGTTCGCGCCTTTGCTTACGAGAACGCCGGTAACAAAGGCGTCAGCTTCGGGCTTCAGAATGTGCAGAAACTGCGCGACGACGATCCTCTCGGCAGCGGCCGCATTCCAGCATCGAAGGTCTTCGAACCGGTTGATGTTCCCGCCGAAGCATCAGGTCTGGGAAAGACAGCGACTTCGATCTTCGGCTGAGGAATCGCAGCTATTTAGGGGCCGGTCACACGGCCCTTGATTTTTGAGCGAGAAAGAGGACTAGAGGATGAGCGATGCAAAGCCTCGGTGGTGATTTTGAAACCTATTCCGAAGTAGACCTGAAGAAATCAGGCTTGCATAACTATGCTACCCATCCTTCCACCGGAGCGCATTGTTTCTCGTATGGCCCTGATCCAGAGCACATTAAAACCTGGGTGGAGGGTGAGCCTTTCCCTGAAGATCTAAGGGCTCACATCGCCGCCGGCGGTATCATCACGGCATGGAATGCCGCGTTTGAGTGGTCGATCTGGAATCTCTGTTGTGTTCCCAAATACGGCTGGCCTTCTCTACCGATCACTCAGGTCCGCTGTTCAATGGTCCGGGCCTATGCCATGGCGCTGCCCGGCGCTTTGGAGGACGCCGCGCCAGCGCTTGGTGTGGACCAGCGCAAGGATGCCGTTGGTCACAGGATCATGCTGCAACTGTCGAAGCCGAAAAAAGACGGCTCAATGTGGCGCCGCGAAGATGACTTCGACAAGTTTCTGATTCTCTACGCCTACAACAAGCAAGATGTTCGCACGGAGCTGGGTTGTCTCGATCGGTTGATGGAACTCAGTCCTTCGGAACTTGATCTTTGGGAGTTGGATCACAAGATCAACAACCGCGGCGTCATGTGCGATCTCGCTTCAGTTGACAAAGCGATTGCAATCATCCAATCGGAGCAGAAGCGTTTGAACGCCGAGATGTATCAGGTCACGGGCGGAGTTGTTGGCTCCTGCAACGAAGTCCAAATGCTTGGCAAGTGGATCGCTGCGCAAGGTGTTCAGATGGACGGCCTGGCCAAGGCGGATGTGTTGAATGCGCTGGCTGGGGTTGAAGACGAAGACGGTCTTTCAGACGAAGGCGATATTGCGCCTATCGGCCTTCCTCTAGCGGTCCGTCGCGCTCTCGAACTCCGCCAGGAGGCGGCTAAGTCCTCCACGGCTAAACTGATCGCCATGAGAGAGAAGGCTTCGGCCGACGGCCGTATCCGCAACATGCACCAGTTCCATACCGCATCGACAGGCCGGTGGGCCGGTCGGGGGATACAGCCACACAATCTTTTTAGGACTCGTGCCAGGATCACGCAGGAAGATATAGAGTCCATGTTCTCGATGCTCGGCGACAAAGATATGTTCGATCTGTTCTATGGCCCGAGCATGGCGGCGATCTCTGACTGTATCCGCGGGATGCTGATTGCGGGCGAAGGAAATGAGTTGGTCGCCTGTGACTTCTCTGCCATCGAGGCGCGCGCTGTCGCCTGGTTGGCCGGGCAAGAGTCAGTTCTGGAAGTCTTCAGAACACACGGGAAGATATACGAGCATGATGCCGCGAGTGTCTTCCATGTACCGATGGAAGAGGTTACCAAGGCTCAACGTCAAATAGGCAAGGTTGTGCGGCTCAGTATGGCATATCAAGGAGGCTTAGGCGCTTTTCAGGCGATGGCCCGAACCTATAGCGTTCATGTCCCGGATGAGCAAGCTGACGAGATTAAAAAAGCATGGCGCGCTGCGAATCAAAAGATCGTCGGTTACTGGTACGACCTTGAAGAGGCCGTCCTTGGCGCCATGCGCAACGGAAACGTCACGAGTGCCGGCGCGCGCGGTCGGGAAGTGAAGTTCCGCAAGGCTGGTTCCTTCCTGTGGGCTCTGCTTCCCTCCGGCCGCGTTCTGTGCTATCCCTATCCTGAGTTGAGAATGGTCACAACCCCTTGGGGTGAGGAAAAAGAGCAACTCACCTTCATGACCGTGGTTGACCAGACTCAAAAGAAAAAGGCGAAGATCCTGCCCGATCCGAACTCCAAAGGACGGTGGCAGAGAGTTTCTACATACGGGGGGTCGCTCGCTGAGAACATGACTCAGGCGATCTCGCGGGATCTGCTGGCCGAGGCAATGGTGAGGACTGAAGCTGAGGATCTTTCTGTAATTTTTCACGTTCACGACGAAATTGTGGCCGAGGTACAAAAGTTTCGCGCCCAGTATGTGTTGGAGCGGATGACAGCGATCATGTCGGAAACGCCTGCATGGGCGAAAGGGTTGCCGTTGGCCGCAGAAGGATTCCACGCAAAGAGATATCGCAAGTAGGAGGCTCGAATGTATAAAGCAAATCGCAAGTCAAAGCGAGCTAAAGTGGCTATCCGAAAGAAGGAAGCGGTGGCCATGCACAGATTCATAATGGCAACGAAGGGAAAAAACCGATGAACTGGATGAACGCCAAATTCAAAGGTGAATGCGTAAGTTGCACTCGTGACATTGACCCAGGAGAGCGTATTCTGTTTGACTTCGAGGAGCGCGAAGCATATTGCAGTAAGTGCGGTGAGCGGATCAAACCGGATCCGAAGAGGAAGCAATGGAACGGGTAGTGCATTGTAAAAGGGAAACTTTCGACGTGTACATCGGACGGCCGTCCAAATGGGGTAATCCGTTCGTCATCGGGAAAGACGGCACGCGCGAGGATGTAATCGCCAAGTATGAAACGTGGATCGAAACACAACCGCAGCTTATGAACGCTTTGCCGGAATTGCGGGGAAAAGTTCTCGGCTGCTGGTGCAGCCCAAAGTCTTGCCACGGCGATGTGCTTGTTAGGCTGGCGAATCGGTAAGGAGAATTGATGGACGAAATCAACATCAAATCCACAGGTAGTGGAAAACAATACGAATTTCTCGACAACGATTTTCTCACCCTCATGAACGACATCGGCCGCCTGGGCCACGAGAAGTTCGGCGCCGATGCATTTGAAGCGAACGACGGAATACGAAGGATTCCGCGTCACCAGACAGACTCAAACATCTACCACGCCCGAGGCCATCTGACGAACTACTTGCTTAGGGTTCCACACGACAAGCTAGGGACTTTGCAGGCACATCTGGCTGCAGCGGCTTTCAATT